ACCCAAGACCTGTAAGGCACCTCGGGCTCATCTTTGTGCCTGACCCGCAACAACGGATACCACTGTGGCCCAATGAAGTTCGATAATATAACTTAACTTAGGAGATAAATAATGCCTATTACCCTATCCGGTATTAGTAATGATATTCTCTCCACCACCATCTATGAAATAAGAGATGAGGTTGCGGAGGGTCTTTTTGAGACGACCCCCTTCCTATCAATGTCTAGGAAGTTGGGTAAAATAAAGTCTTTCTCAGGTGGCTATAAACTAGTCGTTCCTGTTGAGACGAAAGTGCATAGTCAGGTCACTGTATTAGACAGTGGCTGGGAAGCCTTGGACCTTAGTGTGCAAGACTTCACGGAGCAGGCGGAATACGACTGGACGCGTATTGCTATTCCTGTTCTCATTTCAGGTAGAGAAGAAGCAGAAAACAGCGGTGACCGTGCGGTCATCGACCTTGCCGAGGCCCGCTTTAAGAACGCCATGAGTGCTCTTATGCGTCAGGTCAATACGCAGATAGTGAAGGGTGGAACTACTTTCCCCACGCTTGGCTCGCTGAACGGCAACGCTAGCTCCACAACGGTGGCGGCTTCTGGTAGAACTGATGGCCTCTTGGAAGCCATTGACCCTACTGCTGCGGCAACCAACACCATGGGTGGTCTTACTCGTGGTCTCATCCCTGGTCTTAGAAACCAGTGGGAGAGTGCTGGTGGAACGCTGGCGATGGCTGACCTCTATGAGGTTGAGGCCAAAGCTTCTACGCTTCTTCCTGCGGGTGGCGACGGTGGTCGTTTCCACCTGACGCTTGCTTCGCCAAACGCCTATGTCGCGTATCGCAACCTTCTCTTTGATAAGGAGCGCTATGTCGACGCCAAGACGCTTGACGGAAATGGTGTCGCATCTCTCGCGTTCTCTTCGGGCATCATTGCCCCTGAGCGTGCGGCAGATGTGAGTGCTGCTGGAGACGGCAGAAACTCTTTTATGATGCTTAACCTTGATGGTGTTCAGCTCCATGTCCATAACGGGGCGGACTTCTCCTTCAGTGGGTTTGAGAACATCAGCGGCTATGATGGTAGATATGGCCGTATTCTATTCATGGGTGGCTTGACCGCGAACCATATTGGTTCGTCTGCTCTCGTCACTAATGCGGAGGCATAAACTATGGCTACTAACGATATTGTTCAGTATCTTTCTGCTGCGAACACAGCGAAAGCCGCGTCTAACCGGCGTGTGACCGAGACCTTCTACGCAGACGGCGCTATTGCTATCGGCAACTGTGTCGCCTTCGAACTCACTGAGACTGGCGCTGACCGCGTCCTTCATGTTGTTGCCGCTGATACCGGTGCGGCTGCTACCCAGCAGGCCATTGGTATTATGATAGCACATGACGGAACAGGCACGGGGGCTGTTGATGGCGACCGTGTAACGGTTGTTGTCAAGGGCTACGCCGAAAGTGCGACGGTCGCCACGGACATTGTCCAGGGCGCTGTTATCACCTCTGGCGGCACAGCCGGCACATCTTCTCTCTACGACGCTGACGCAACGGATGCGAACTACCTTCCGTTTGCCCAGGCGCTTGAGGATGACACTGCTGGTGTAGCTGATGTCTGGGTTTTCGGGCTGTTTAGCTAACGATGGCTATCACTGTTACCAACCAGGCCAACCCTTTGGGGGCGCGTTTAGTCCAAGACACGAACGCGAACTCCACTGCGGCGGACAACACGACGGGAGCCTCTGGCACCTTGTATTTTGTTGAGGTTGATAATACCGGTAACAGCGGGGCTGTCTATGTAAAAATAGCAGACACCACTAACGCCACGGGAGGAACCACAGCAGCCGAAGTATGTTTGGCTTGCGATGGTTCTATTGTTTCACAATATGTGTTTCCCCGAGGTATTAGTTTTGGAAGTGGCTTCAGTCATTGGTGTGTAACAGCACCAGCCGAAGCCTCCACCGCTAACCCCGGTTCTGCCGTTACGGTTAGATACATCACAAGCTAAACAAATAAGACATAATGCCCCGTCTAGGTTTCGACTTAGGCGGGGCTCTTTTTTATTAAATGACATTTCGTTTTAGACATAGGGAGAATACCGACGATGCCTAACCTCAGCCAACTAAGAGGCCGGATACTAAACCAAATAGACTACACACCCACACCCAGCCAACAAATAAATAGCTACCTAAACTCGGTTATCAACGAAGCCTACAAGGAGATATGGTGTGACCGACCTTACACATTTAACATCAAAGAACAAGACATTAGGGTATGGCCCGACTTCTCTTCCAGCGATATTGCTTTTAGTTCTGCCTCTACAAATGTTCTTACATTTACTTTTGATAGTGACTTGGCTACATTTGTTTCCCGCCCTTACGAGACTGCCGACCCCCATGTAAATGAAAAGTTTGTGGGAGCAATACTACAAGACGACCACGGTGTATCTTATACCATCACAAACTTTACTGCCTCCTCTGGTGTCGTCATCAAACTAGATAGAAAATACGAAGGCAACACTCATAGCACAGATGACTATAAAATATACCATCGCTGGGCTTTCTTGCCGCAAGACCTCATTGAGGTAATGGATGTATCCTTTCCCAACTACCCTATTGACGCGTCAAGGCGTGGAAAGATAGTGCCCATCCCCAGGAGGATAGATGTAAATGTCGACCTCAACCAAACAAGCACTGGTTCGAATAAGCCTACTTTTTATGTCCCTTATTCCCAAACTCACCTTGACCCTGTTAGCAATACTCTATCTATTGCTGCTACTGGTGCTTCTTCTGGCCTTGCTGCGGATACTTACTATTTTGCATACTCAGTAGTCAATGCCGAAAATGTGGAGAGTGGCCTTTGCGATGTAGGCAAAGTGACCGTCACCAACGAAGACCTCATCTCAGTGACTTTCACTAGTGTGCCGGCTGCTGCGGATGAGACTATGAAGCTTCGCTATAAAGTTTATTACGGACACAAAAGAGAAAACCAAGATACATACACCTTCTATCATTGGGAAACACTCAACGCTATCAAAGATGGAACTGGTTTCCCAACAACTGCTACCTTCTCCCCTACCATCCTGGCCGATGTGAAGAGGGGAGAATACGAACACAAGCGTTTTGCTGAGAGCGTCAATGATAAGAAAATAAGGTTTTACCCAAGACCCCAAGGTGTAGATAAGACCATTACCGTTGGAGATGCGAACTTTACCACCTCAAAGCAAACCTTCTGGCACCTGAGATANCTCTATAAACCTTACGAGTTGGTTGATGACTTTGATGTTCCAGCTATTCCCACTGCTTTTCATAACCTTATTGTTGAGAGAGCGCTTATTGATATTCACTCTAAGTATGGAAACGAACAGGCTTCTCTGGTAAGCGATAAGAAATACTACAAAAGAAAAAAAGTATTTGATGCGCGCTATGCTACTGAGAGAGACATTACCCTTCAGCGCTCGCGCAGCATGCAAGTCGGCGGAGGTATGGGTGCTCGTAGGTGGTTTGTTCCTACGGTCACCTATACAGGATAAGGAAAACTAAATGTCGGAGGAACAAAAAATAGCCTTTGTTTCAGGGCTAGATAAAACACCATACGCTCTGGGTGCCGATGATATCAAAAACCTGCGTTATGACGACACACGCTATTGTTGGTCTAATGATAGGTCCTATGTAGATATCCAGCACCCCGATACAGCCGCTGGTTCTGGTATTAGTCGACTGGCGGATAATGTCGTTGAGAGCATACACTCCCACAATAGGCACAAGTCCTCTCTCAATGTCCTTCTCTATGAAGACGCAGGGACTAGCACAGCATCTCTCAAAAGTTTAGAAGGAAATAAAAGATACACCCTTGCTACTGGACGGCCTGTCGCAACAGGAAACACTCCATCCACTCAGTATGTTACCATTGGTAAATACACCTTCATCTTTAAAGAAGGCTGCGAACCTTTGCTCTACTATGGAAATGGCGCAGTGAGAACAGCCTTCTTTCACGGAAGACCAAACTCACCAGGCGTTCATCCTGGGTTTGGTAGGAAAGCAGGGGCTTTTGGTGATGCTGCCTTGGGCGACCTAGACAGAACACAAACGGTTGGCGGCGGTGGTAATGTAGTTTTTGATAGTGGAACTGGTATCGGTATGGCTGTATCCCCAGACTTAACTCATAATGTTTATGACGGCACAGGAACTTCGGACTATTCCATAGCGACCTACAACTCATACCAATACAGGATATCTTTCATCTCTGATACAGGAGCAGAGAGCCCCTTGTCTGTGTTATCACAGCAATGCACATGGTCCATAAAAGGGGGTGAGAAGCAAGACGCCAACAACCTAGTGTATCGCTTCGGGGTCCATCTCAAAAACCTCCCCAAAGGCCCACCAGGCACCATGAAGCGTAGGCTCTATCGCACTAAGAACCAGAGAGAAGGACTGACTGGTTCGGGCAGCAAGGCATATTTCCTAACAGACATCTCAGATAATACAACAACCAGTTTCCTAGACCTTATCCCAGATGCTAGTTTGGGTTCGGCTCAACCCTCTCGCTTAGACAGTCAGCCTTTCCCCACTAACATTACATTAGGCGCTGCCTTTAGAAACCACCTTATTGTCTCAGGTTCCTCTGAGAACCCTAATGTGCTCTATTATTCCAGGGGAAGCTTCCCAGAACAGTTTCCGGTGCTAAACACAATAGATGTAGGAGGCGCCGCAGGAGGGGCCATTACGGCGCTTCACGCTAGCAATAATGTTTGCTATGTGTTCCGTGAGAGAGCAATAGAGATGTTAGTGCCTAATGAGAGTTTGGAGTATCCATTTAGAATAATGCCTCTTAGTTCTACGGTAGGCACCTATTCACCAGATAGTATTGTAGATGTCCCGGGTGTTGGAACTGTGTTCTTAGGACACGACAAGATGTTTTATAAACTATCTCGTGCGCCTGATGGTGTCTCTTCTTCGCAGGTCTTGGAACCTCTATCAGGTAAGATACTGGAACTAACCAACCGCATTAGCACAAACCATCTGGCTCGCTGTCATGGGGTTTATTCCAATAGAGACCGCGAGTATTGGGTCTCTTGTCCTGTGGATGGTAGCCCATACGCTACACTAGGTTTCGTATTCCACACCACAACTAAACAATGGTCTATGAGAAAGAATATTCCAGCAGGATGTTTCACTTATCTCCCAGAAGGGTGGGTTGCCTTTGGGTCCAACTCACTAACCAGCGACCTACCAGTCATCGATGGAACCGCTTATCCAATACAGAACATGGGGGTAATGGTTTGGTGTGGAGCAGAAGGTAATGGTTATGTGTCCGCAGACGACGGAGGACAGGATGTTAGAGCCGCCACGACCGGTTGTAATGACTTTGTTTATGAAACAACCTGGATGAACCTGGGAGACCCACAGGCTATTAAGACAGTAAAGTCTATTACCCTCTATACCTACAAGCAGGTATCCGGTGAGAACACACTACGCTGTGGTATTGACTACAAGCCTCTGGTCGCCAATAATGCTATGGCCCTCCTAGACACCACCTTTAAAACATACAACTCTGAAAAGCCAACAGGAGGGGTCTATAACACAGCCACTATTGGGGGAGACTATAATAGTGGTGATGTATCAACTGTTGATAAGAATAGACTTTCAGCCAAGGAGATATGTTTGACCCGCATCAATAACCCCTTTACAGGGTATGAGGTGGCTGTTGATACTCCCACCAGAAAAACCGCTCCTCCTCGTTTATCTAAGAGAGCACAACAGGGCACAGGTGGGTGTCGGTGGTTTAAGTTTCGTTTGTCTGGGAACAACCCCATAGACATCGTTGGCTTCACTATTGAGTTTGAGGTCAATGGAGTTTATAAACAACTGAACTTTGCTGCCGGCAACCCTTCTACCCGAGACACCATCCAAAACATCATGGGACTTTAAAGATGAGAATATACCCTAATACCAATAGAATACAAGATAGTAATGATATCAAGGCAGAAGACATCAACAAAGAGGTTCGCTCTTGTTTTGACCTGGGTAATGGCGCTATTGATGAAAAGAACATAGAACTTGGAGACGCCAACCAGCCAAGTGATATTACAACACCGGGCACAGGAGTAGATAATAGAAAGTTTGCTAGCAAAGCGTGGTCTGAATACATCAAAGGTCCAACCATTGATGTAGCAACAGACTTTGACTTCACCTTTGATGATGATAACAGGACCGCTATTCTTTATCGCTACTCCGCTACTAAACACAGCGGAGTAGGACAAGGGGTAGTTTCAGGGCAGTTGCAGGTTAGATACAGTATCGCCACTATTGAGGGTTCTGCAACCGCCGTCCCTTACACTAAAAATGTATTTGAGACTGCTATGTATCACAAGCACACCATCTATGCTAATGGACTAGTAGTTGGTGAAACAGATAATATTGCCGAAGGACCAATAGGGACTGTGAATGTTCCCTTTTTCTTTTACCACCCAGGAGGCGACTTGGAAATATCTTGTTGGGCTGGGCCTACTTCTGGTGGGAAAGTATTGTATCCCACTAGTGGGTCATACCGCTACATCGTTGAGAACGCCTATTATTGGGCTACTGTGAGGAAACGCTAATGTCTATCAAAAGTTTTACCCCCTTGGAGGAAGGAAGAGTAGTCTCTGCTGCTGATATCAACAACACTTTCGAAGCCACTAATGGCCTGGCTGGAACCATAGCCAGCATAAATAGCGAACAGATAGCCACAGAGGGCATCACACGAAGAGTGTGTAATACTTGGACCGACAGCTACTCTGCCGGCACTCCCTCTACCTATGGAGAGGGGAACCCCTGGTTGGCTTATCCACAGGTAACACACAAACTTACTGGAAACTGGATACACCAGGACACCGATACCGCATACATAGAAACACAAACAGGCTCAGGCACAGACTTAGAACTTGACCTAAAAATAGACAACTGCACTAGTGGAGACTACATAGTAGTTGAGTTTGTTGGTATGATAAGTGTTTGTCATTACTTAGATAAAAACTTTACTACCGGGTCAGCCGTGATAGTTCCATCAAACTATTATGATGACTTTACTGAAATGTGGTTCGCACGGGACATGGATAGTGCTGGGCGAGAGGTTTTACCTACTGCTACGGTAGGTGCTATGAAATGGTCTTATGGTTCCTTATTCGCAGTGGGCGCGGGTGCTATGTCGACTGGAAACATTTATCCCACCAATGCCGCCCAAACCTACGCTGGCTCCACAAACGCCGGTCCAGGACACGCACGACCTTTTCACATGTCTTACATAGAACCCCTTGACGGCACAGAAAGCACCTTCAGCGTAAAGGTCGCCGTTAACCCCGGCAACTATGGTTCTTCCGCTGGTGCTTGGGCCGACCCTGCTGTGCAGGTTTGGACTGGTTCTACACTATCAGCCTACATCGTTAGGAAAGGAGGATAAGAAATGGCTTATAGCCCACCGACAGCAAGCATCGGAGATGTTATCTCAAAAGAGTTTATCGATACTTTGCGTATCAAACCTTACCGACAAGAACTAGACACCACCCTTCTAAACACTACTGCTTTTAGCAACAACATTATTGAGACGAGAAACATAGCCAAACCAGAATACACAACACAAGGAAACAATGTCTATGAGTGGCGAGGAGAAAGCGGAGGCCTGAAATACAAAAAGCTTAAAGCGGGAAACATTTACATCCAAGCTTGTAATATACTGAGTTCTAGTTTTTCAGCGAATAATAAATACCCAGCCCCCTCAACGAGCCCAGGGAACTCAGGCATTAGCACTATCATTTCAGCAGACGGAAGAACAACAGTCACCTCAACACGCGTCCCAGATATCCCACACCTGGGTTTGACCGTTCGGTTTGATGAGCCGTGTATGGTTGTTGTAAGAGCCAAGTGTATCCTTAACCACTTGAGTGGAACAAGCGGCAGCATCAATAATGCTTTTAACCAAACTCTTACTTCACAATACTTTCGGCTTTTGAGAGAAGACCCGGAGACCGCATCACGCACCCTCAATACAATAGGCTACACATCAGGTAATGCCTTACCTTGTCAGTCAGAACATCAACTTCGGCAAGTCTATCTAAATAACCTGATAAGCATTACTACACCAGGCATCTACTCTTTTGTGGTGGCTGGAAACTTGCGACCCAATGGTAGTGGTGTTTATGAAAGCATCGTCGCTTTACTAGGAAAAGCAGAGATGTCGATAGAGTGGTGGCACACTTCGGTCGACTAATGACATTTTATTTTATTCACAGGAGAAAACTTTAAATGGAACCAGCAACCGCAACACTTATTGTAGCCGGCATTTCCGCAGCAGTAATAAGTATTCAGCAGGGCATCCAACAAATGCCTACCAAGGCTGAGAAAAGGCTCAAGGAAGATATTGAGTTAAAGAGATATAAAGCAGCTATTGGTGATGTTGGTCTCACAGATGCCCAGAAAGAAGAACTGGCTACACTGGGTCTTGGTGCTACACAGGCAGCGGAGCGTGAATACTTAGCAAGAGAGGGAGAGTTGGCTGCCCTTACGGGTTTGACTGGCGGCCAGATGACCGCACAACAGATAGCACGGCAAGAGATGGTGATGGAACAAAGGGGCAAGGTAGGCGAACAGATACGCGTCTTCGAAGTCCAAGAGAGAGAAAGACAAGCAGCGGAACTCGCAGCGCTGGAAGAGAGCCTACTAAACATCCAGGCTATGAAGAAAGCCGAGGCGCTCAAATACGCAGGAGAAATGGGAGGTATGGCTGCAACTGCCGCAACACAGTCAATGCTCCTAAAACAAATGGAAGGGAAACCTTCACAACAAGCTGTATGGGATGGTGAGAAATGGGTTTATCCCCAGCCCGGACTTATGGGCGGAACAACAGCACCAGGGGCCGGCGCTGCCGGTCTCACAACCCCGTAGATAAAGAGGTAAAATAATGGCCACTGGCGCAGAACTATTTAGACAGAACGCAGACCTAATATACTCGACATACCGGACAGAGTTTAACAACATCCTTGGTTTTCTCATAGAACAGGAACAAGTTTCTCCCGGCACTATGACGGCTATGATAGATGATATTGCGAGACAAGAAACTTCTATCAGAGAAGGACGACTGGAACTGGAAAGGTTGCGACGAGCCGGACAGAAAGAAGATGCGTCGTTGATGCAAGCACTGAAAGAAGTAGAGATGAGAGGCGCGACAGCATACATGCAGGCTCAGACACAAGCCTCTATCGCTCGTGGAGACCTTCGCACAGCGCTCAGTAAAGAGATGATGTCGCAGAAAGAGAAAGGCACCTCTGCCTTTACCAGTCAGGCAAACTCAAAAGAAGCAGAGAAGAAGTTTAACACACCGGTCACTATTTCGGCCGGGACACCACAACCCGCGGCTAGAGGAGACTTAGCAAAAGAAGCCACTGAATATACTAAGATACTATTACAAGGGCGACAAGGACTAGAAGCCGACCCAGTTGGGTTTGCTCAATACAATGATAAAATGGAAGCTGCTGTCCGTGACTATGTGCGTAGTCGTGTCGCACCTGGAACTGGTTTTGAGGCAGCATTGGGCACTGGGTCTATGAACCAAGGCCAGAAGAACATGTTGTATGATGGTATTACGGCAGATGCGATGGTCAGAGCCGGCATTACTCCCGGTGATGATGTAGCTACTGCTGAAAGAAAAGTCAAAACAGAACTAGAAAACATTGCGAAAAGTGTAGGTGCCGGAACGGCCCCGTCAGACGACCTAAACGCTCGGGCCATGGCGCTAGGGGTCGATAAGGACCAGTTGGGTGTATTAGCCAAAATAAAGAAAGAAGCAGATGAACAAGATGCTGGGGCAGACATCATCCGTAGGGCAGCGTATCATAGTAGCAAGCTTCCTGGCTCTGAGTTTGCGTATGGAACCTTGGCGGAATACGAAGCAGCATTAGCTCAGGGAGATGAAGAAGCACGCGAACTTTACAACCTAACCCTTACAAAACCTCCTTCCTTTATTCAGTTGCTTTCGGGCGGTGAATACACTGCGCGCATGGCTAGCTTAGCCGCGGCTGAAAAGGCCTTACAAGCACGCAGAGATGATGCTGCTGAAATGAAGGCCGGCCTGTCTGATACAGACTACCGAGATATCTATGCTAATGCTCGCCGTATTTATAGCAGCCTATTTGGGCGCACAGGAAAACTGGACGCAAGAGCAAGAGCAAAAGAAGCCAGAGAAGCGGTCAAGGGAAATAAAGAGTTGGCTGATGCGGTGGGAGACATAGCAGAAGAAGAGGGTCAGCCCAGACATGCTGCTAACGCTATACGAAGAGCGCTTTATGAGGATGACACTTTACCTGATGGTGAGGATGATGTCGACCTAAACCTTTCACGGCGACAGCAAAAGGAGTGGGAGGACGCACTACCGGCTGAAACGACTTGGGCGACTAACGATAGAGGGGAAAGGGTTTTTAAAGATAGTGGAAGAACATTAGCTGACGCTACACTTACAGACTTACAGCGCGCAATGATGCCGACTATTGCTCTTCGCAGGCCGACACTGGCGCCACAAGTCGCCAAGGCCTTTGAGGATATCAAAAAGGCTAGCCCCCAAAGGAAGCGAGAGTTTGCTACGAGGCTTACTTCTGGCCTCTCACACTACACGACGCTCACAGACGAGGAGAGGGACGCTATGGTCCCACAGGCCCCAACACCTGCGACGGCTCCTGCGACGGCTCCTAGCCCCAAGCCAGCCCCTCCTACGGCATCTCCTCCACCAGTGCCGGCGGGCGCTCCGAAGGGTGCGTCTATCCAGTCGACGAGAGAACAACTTACCGCTTTGGGAGAAACCGGGGCGACAGTTGCTAATGAAGTAATACGAGAAAGCACATTTAACAATAGTCTTTCCCAGTCAGAGTATGACTTAGCAAATAAAGATAGTGTTGCTGGGATGGCGACCGAGTTGGGCATACCTCAAACTTCTATTGATAATGTAAATACTGAACTGGAAGCGCTGGAAGAGTTGGGTAGAATAGCGCAAGGCAAACCAACACCTTCACAACTATCAGACATAGTGCCTACTGCTAAGTATGATGAGGGAGCGCTGACTTATGCCGCGGCAGTAGCTAGGAACGCGCACGACAGAGTATCATAAAATGGGAACAACTGACGAAGCACTCCAAAGTTTAGTAGCCGATGAAATAGCCAGACAAGAAGCTGCCGCTGGGCGACACGCTATTCCTGTTGTTCCGGCTTCTGACTTCCCTGACAAAGCCTTTATTCCTACCAGGCGTCAGATAGAAGAGGATACGATAAACGAGTATATTCGCACACAAAACATTGATATCTTTTCTCCAAGAGGAGCGCAACTTGTAGAAGAAAAGGCAGAAGAGGTAAGAGAAGCAACACATGCTCCACGAACCCCCAGTGGTGAGCGTGCTACGGACTTTACATTAGACCCTCTCACAAAGCTTGTGGCGAGTGTTGCTGGAACACCCGAGACGACACCTACCGCAACACCAGAAGAGACCATACAGGCATCCTTAGCTCAGGGGAAGTCTGGTATTGCTCGGGTTCTCAATGCATTACAACCCCAGGTCATAGAGGATGAAGAGGTCTATGCTGCTAGTGTAAGAGAGTTTGATGAAGACATTACCAAATATTATAATGACTACTTAAACAAAGTAGAAAGCGGCGACATCAAACCTCCACCAGGAATAAGCCAGAGCGACCTACTCAACAAAGCCTCAACCAAAGAAGGCCACGAAGAGTTCAGGCGCATAATGAAAGAGGCTGGTGGTGAAAGAGGTGAGTGGCTTGTTAGAGATAACCAAGACCGAGTGTTATGGGGTGCTGCTACATTAGCAGACCTGTCCCTAACAGATAGGATGTTCCGTGAGGAAGAAGCATTAGAGGTAAGAGAAAGTCTTTTTGGCACCTTTCTAAGAGACCTACTATTAGCAGAGAGCGCTGCGACTGCGGGAGGACAAGAGATACTCTCTCGGTGGAGTGATGAAGTTGTTGGAGACAAAGAGTATTTTACTCGGTGGGCGGAAAACCTTTCGAAAGGAAGAGGGGTTGAGGTGCTTACTTCTGACGCGGTAGAAACTGCTTTCCTCGAAAGCGGAGCAACTGCGGATGTGGCGCAGGAAGCAGCAGATACTGCTTGGTATATTGGTTTGGCCGGCTCTATGTTCCTTCCACTAGATATGGGTATTGCTACTGCCGGTGGGAAAGTAGCCCAGAAGGCCCGGTATCTAGGTCTCTTCGGTGAAGTATCCAGGGCAAGTGAAATGGCCAAAAGAACTGGCCTAGACATTAGAGATATCCGCCTACAACTAGCAAGCGACATGGGAAGAACAAAGACTTCCCGTGAAACAGTCGAAAAGTTTATTAAGGGTGAAGACCTTACCACCGCGCAAAGAGAAACCTTAGAAAGGGGAGGCTATAAAATAGAACCAATGGAGGTTTTGGAGCCGGGCTACGACGACGCCATAGCCACATTGCCGGCGAGTGCTAATGAAGCACGGCGAACCATGGTAAAGACAGCAGCAAAAAGAGTGCTGGGCTATCTGGGTGAGGGAGGAAAACCAGAAGTAAGAGACTTCTTAGAAAGAGCGGCCGAGGCTGTAATAGACCCTCATGGAGACGCACTGGTAATATCCGACGCCTTTGGCGATAATGTATTAGCTCCCGGTGAGGCACTCACCCGGTCCGAGATAGAAGCATTAGAACTAATAACAGATGAAGCATCTGCTGACTTAGCAGCGCATACTGTAAAAAGGCTTGTAGAAGAAGGAAAGGGTATCCTCCCAGCCAACCTAGTAATGCTAACCTCTCGTATTGCTTTACCTAAAAAAGCAGTCAAGGAGGTAATAAAAAATGTTAGGAATAGCACGATAGGCAAAACACTCGCGGACCTTCCAGGAACCGAGGCAGCCAGAAGTGTATTCGCTGGTAGTGATGCGATACCCAGCATAATAAAACAACTTAGAGCACAAGACATCCCCGAAATGGGTGTTGCTATTGGCCGACTAGAAGAACTCCACGGCAAGGCTGACCCGGGCCGAGTAATAAAAATGGCTACTGACTTGCTTATTGAGGCAGAAGCAAGACGCTTATTCCCAAATGCTGCTATTGATATTGCCGAACTAGAAACTATGGCGACTGGCGCAGTGGCCAGGGGCGGAACTATACCACTACACCGTGTCGATAAAGGGGGGCTCTCAAAGGCGGCGAGAATATCCAGGGAAAACTTAGGCCGTATTGAGGACCTACTAACACCAGAAGAACTTCGTAGGAGTAGAGTAGGTAAAGCTTTGGCCAGAACTAAGGACTACTACTCGGGCCAAACTTATACTCCCTTCTACAAAATACAAATAAGAAAACTAAACTCTCGTCTGTCTCAACTCAGCGATGAGGTGATGCTTGGTGTTGAGAAGCATGCCGGCAAAGGCAAACCATACCTAACAGCGGTAGGTGAATACTTACAGAAAGACTTTGGTTGGACACCACAAGAACTAACTAAGAGACTTATTTATGCCGGCTATGGTGTGGTTGATGATGTTGGAACTGCCTTCTCAGGCGCTAGTGGGAAACAGGGTAATACTATTTTCACCAACCAAGCAAAGGTAGGCGAGGTTTTAGATAGGGCTATGAGCAAAGAGGGTGGGCTACTTTGGCACATTATGCAGAAGATGGGAAAGTTTGATACATTTACACCTGAGTTCTTCGAAGAACTAAATGGTTTTGTTTATGCTTTACAGGGCCGAACTCTTAATGACCTAAGTGACTGGGGCCAGTTTGCCGGAAAGGATATCCTAGTAGATAACCGGTTTAGACTTAAAGGAGACAACCAACCAGAAAACCTTACTAATACTATTGTGATGGGAGCAAGAGAAAAAGTTTTGAGAGACTTCTCAGAAGAAATATTAGATACTATACCCGAAAGCTTTATGCGAAGCGATGAAGTCGTTGATAACATTGTAAAGATAGCTGGAACCAAACCGGCAATAAGTAACAACATTATTGATAATGTTGTCGGGCCCTATCATTTGGATGATGTTGCCAAAGCAGAAGTAAAGACATTAGCAGAAAACAAACTAGAAGTTTTGTTGCAAGATGAAGCATCCATAGTGAAACTAATAGATGCGGCGTTCATGGATAGGATGCTGATATGGATGGGTTCCGGCCCGGCCGTAGTAAAAGAAAGGATAAAAGACATAGCAAGTGAGCTTCCTCCTGGTGCCCTGGGCGGCGGAAGACTAAACACATTAGCAGAAAGCGCAGCAGAAGCTCACATCTTTTCCACTGCGGAATACAATATTATATTTGATGAAGTATGGGGTAGTCGTATGAGCCGAGGGGTCAGTGGTCGTGTGTTGTTTAACCATCTTGTGGCTTTCCTTGATGTATTACATAGTAAGCCGGCCAAGAAGGTGGGCTTAGACAAAACTCCTGGTGGTATGGACGCTGCCCGTCACCGCCGCTTCATTGAGAGTGAGATGGGCAGCAAGCTGGATACGGAGATACCCTCAAAACCAGTAAGAGGTTCTCCTATTGAGGAAGCGTATGCTGTCCCGGTTAACCTATTGGACCTCACAACGAGCCTCTCTAAGGAGGCTAAGGAAGTTTTCACAACCAACCAAGGTGCTGTTATGAGGTTCCAACTCGCCGGCGATGAGTTTGCTAGCAACGCAAATAAAATAGGAAGTCAAGTAGATGAAGCACTCCCGCGTATTCAGGGCGAACTGCCGGCAGGTCAAAAGATACTATCAGACGAAGAGTTTAACTCACTTATCGAAACTCTCATAGAGAGGATGAAGAAACTACCCGACAATGAAGCGGGTGCGTTGGTTGGTGCTAAACTTTCTAAGTTCATCCCAAACATCGTAGGCGGCGGGCTGAAGAGGGTAGCCAACCTTACCAAGAACGGCGTGCTAGTGGTGCTTGGCTAATATTTAATACCACTTATCATACGATAAACCTACTATCAGCGCCTCTTATTGAGCTTTCGACACTGGGTAT